CCTCTCGAACAGGATTAAATAACCGAGACAATATAAGTGTGTCAATTACTTTACCCTCTTGATGTAGGTCAATGGCTAACACTTTGTGTATAACTGGTGCGTCAAAACCAATTATGTTATGACCTACGAATTCATCGTAGCTACTGACTAAAGTTTTAAACTCATCAAACTTGTCATCAGTAAATGTAAATAACTGTTTGCTCTCGGTATCTTTACAGACGATAAGAAATATCTTATCTGGTAAAGTACCACCAGTTATCATTGGTGTTTCTATATCTAAAAACAATCTTCGTTTCATTGTTGTCGCCTCGTTTATAGTTCATCTAATTCATTACTCATTGGCTTCTCTGTTTCACTAAGCCTACCAGTATCCTTGTCATAGTATAAGTATGTAGCTGGGCCAGTCATACCTACAAATCTATTCTTAAGTACACGCACACAAGTTGTATTCCTTATATGCACATCATCATTCTGTGCGTCTCTCTCTAATCCAATCACCATGTCAGATAGCTGACCGATAGAAGCTGAACCTCTTAGCTGCGAGAGGGAAGTGGCTGCACCTTCTTCGTGTCCCTTACCATCTGGTCTTCTTAGATGTGAGACAATCAATAAAGATATATCTGTTTCTTCAACCAAGACTCTTAGCTTAGTCATGATTTCATCAAGTGCTTTTCTTTCATCACCATACTCTTGAGAAGATACAATCATACTGACATGGTCAAGTACAATGTACTTACAATCCAAAGCCTTAGCCATGTATCTAACTCTTGATACAATATTGTCTACTGAATTAGAACCAAAGTGTTTGTAAAAATAAAATCTACCAGACCCAATAGTCTTGTCAAAGTATTCTCTCTTCTCTTCTTCACCAATGTGAATGTCTGGTCTACGCAAAGGAAGATTAGCTTCAACACTCATGATATCTAATGCAGTAATCTTAGGACTTTCCTCAAGCATAATCATACCAATCATTGCGTCTGTATTCTTGTATAGATTGTATACTAATTCTTTTATGATAGCAGTCTTACCAAGTCCTGTACCTGCGGTAAAGGTAACAAGCTCACCACTACGAATACCATAAGTCATATCATCTAAACCCTGCCACCCATAGTTGACTGTTGACCTTACTACTGGGGCAAGTACATCATCAAGCAAAGCCTCGCCTTTAATGATGCCGTCAGGGGCATAAACAGGGGCATTCCACCACGATTTGATGTACTCTTGATACTTATTATCCTTTAGTAAATCATTCGCATCTTTGTAGCCCTCTGGCAGTTTTAGTATCTTAGCTTTTGATGGTGCAAATAACTCGGCTACCTTTACACTAGCCTCTCTACCTACATCATCATTGTCAAAGTTGATAACAATATTATCAAAGCTATCAAGCCAATCATAACTCTTCTTGATATCTTTTACTGCCGAAGCCACACCATTCTTAATACTAACTACTGCATACTTACTACCAAGTAGTTGGTATACTGACATAGCATCAACCTCACCCTCAGTTATGGTCACATATTTACCACCGCTAAAGAGTTGTTGTCCGAATAGTCCAGACTCAGAAGTCGAACCTGTTATTGAAAATTGTTTGTTCTTTACATACCTAGTCTTAGTAGCTATCATAGAACCTTTAGTGTCATAGTAAGGATAGATGTGTTTGTCTATCTGTCCCATTCCATTGTTGATTATCTTAACACCATACTTCTTAGCAGTATCTTCTGCTATTGCTCGGTCTTTGATAGCACCAAATGTCCCAACATTTTCTATGACTGTTGGTTGTCGTTGTACTGATTGTATCGCCATTGTGTCGCCCTCTATATTATCTAAATCTTCTCCATCAAAATCAGATGGTGCTTTGAAATAAGTCTTGCAAGAAAAACAGTAAGAGCTACCATCTCTATTGATACATCTTGCATCGCTACTTCCACAAGCACCACATGATACGTGGAACTTTACAAAGTTATTTGTATTGTCCATTGTTGTCGCCCCCAGTATAGATTAAAATTCATCTACACTATCGGTTGCAACAAACCCATCAACCTTATCAAACTCTTCTCCATAAGGAATCAAGCTGATAACTTGTACTGCTTGTAGGTCAAGTCCAACGCCAGATTTACCAGCGTAGTTCCAGTCGTACTCTTTGTACATAACCTTCACATCTGAACCATTACCTACCAATACATCAATAGGATTTTTAGCTGAGTCAACCAACTTAGGTGCAGGATTATCTGTACCATCAGCACGATTAACTCTTCGTTTGAACTTAACTACCTTGCCTCGTTCATCTTCTTTAACAGTGATACCCTTTGCTGAAAACTGGTCAGCAGTCTCGTCATCAATCGCTAAATCGATTTGGTAAACGGGGTCAAAAGTTGTATTGGGTCTAGTAATAGATGCCCAATATGCCTTGCCTTGTATTGTAGCCATAGTTTTATTCTCCTTCTAATGTTATTTATTAATGAATGTATTATAACATTAACAGTCGTAATTGTCAACAGTATAATACTTTTTTATTTATTAACAGGGCATAGCTATCCCTATTTATAAATATTTTTATAGTTATTATTATAATAACAACTAAATATCTTTAATACTCTATGTAATCTATGTAGATATTATAACACGATAAAATTTTTTTGTCAAGTATTATTTTTATTATCGTCATTATAATCATGTAATCTTTCGCCTCTTTTTATCAACACCCAATAAGTTTGTACCTCATTAAATAATTTATTTAGAGTTCGTCGTTGTACATTGATACCTTTTTCTTTTAAAGAAGAAGATACATACTCACTCATAAAGTCTTGAAAATCTTTGTTAAATAATCTTTTTAAATCCATCTCAATAAAATTCTTTATCAAAGATTTTTTTAATGGGCAACATAACACATTTAGAAGTATTGTTATCACCTACATTTTTAGTGAGCTTGTCTTTGTATTTATCCACAATCTTTTTTAAGATAGGGGTAGGGAAAACTAATGTACAAAATTCTCCAGACTCATCAAGCTCTAATCTTTGAAACCAATAGTCGGCTTCTGTTTTATCTATGCCACTAGGCTTACCTCTTGACTCGTATTCAATAGCAATGTTCCCAGTTTTTTTCCACCAGTTTCTTTCAGTCTTAACCTCGATAGTTTTATCACCAAACATTTCTCTGACTTTATCTTCTCGTATCTGTCCGTACTTCAAGTCAATGTCGAACTTACTAAATCCTTTTTTAGTCATAGCTTAACTCCTAATACTACTAGTATTCCTGTTAACAATACTATTATTATAAATAATTCTATTCCTAGTATAGTATGATACCATATCCATCTAGTTTTATATGCGTTGTCAATAGTCAAATCATCTGGGTCTGGACTATCATACCCCTCTATATCTGTTTCTGGGTTTTGACTCCACATTGTTTTTATTATTCGTCTAAACATAAGTTCTCCATTATAACATTTTTATTTATTAAAGTCAAGTCATACTATTATAAAGATTATCAATAAATTTTTTCTCATCTCTATCATAATCTTTTATTACTTGTTCTATCCGATAGTGAGGTATGACTGTATCTTTTTTATACTCATCTATGATAGCTCGTAGTCTTTCTATTACTGTTATCTCATTCATTATTTTAATCCTCCCAAATCTATATCTAGTCTGTCAAGTATCTCATCATCACTACATATAGTATACTCATGTACTTCCCCATCGGGTAGTGGATTGTCATTAAAGAAATCTATAAGTTGCTCTCGCATGATATCCATAGCAAGTTGACCCAATCTAATTTGTTTAATGATATTCATTTCGTTATCTGAAAAATGTTTATCGTATTCAAAAGCAATATCATCTTGATACTGTTCAAATTTATTTTCAAGATAGTCTTCATGTTCTAGCATACTCATTTACTTTACCTCTCTTTTATTGTTGCCATCTAAATTAATAAATAGTTTATCAAATATAGGTTGACCTTGCTCTTCTGTATACTCTTCTTCATTGTATATTCTATGCTCTCGATTAGTCCACCTTAACCACTTTCTAAAGTTCCAATCATAATCTTGTGAGCTATCATAAACAAACTGTAAGTCTTGTACTAAGGTCATCTATTATTCCTTTCTGTTTGTAGTCTATCTTCTTCTTCAAAGAAAGCATCATCATAAATATTACCTTCAAATAATTCAATGCCCTCACTAATTGCAAATGATAACTCTTTATCAAAGACATGTGCTTGAGACTCTCCATATTTTTTTATGAATAATTCTTTAGCCATGTCTGGTGTAGCACCCTCTAATAAATATTGAGAATACTCTTGCATTTCCATTAACCATTTTTTTACTCCACTCATTTTGTTTCCTCTCTTTCTAGTTTATAAATTTCTACTGGAATTATAGGTGAAGCAGGAAACACTTCCATACTTACAGTCTCTACTTCCTTTGTATAAACCTCGGCAACATCATTGTTATAACCTAGCATAACTAAAACCATAACAGTTAGTCCCCATGCCCATACCATTCCTAATATAAAGTAGGCAAATATCCACCTCTTATATCCTTTTTTTATTTTCATAATTATATTACTCCATTTATTTTGTTTAGGTTATATAGCTACTCGCCTACTGTGATAGGTCTGTGAAAATAAACTATACCCTTTTCTTCATCATAGTCATAAGAATTTTTAGATAGTACCCCATCAGATACAGTTCCCATTCTCACCCAATTGGTATGACCATACTTGCGTTGACACCTCTTGTCTACTACCTTGACAGGCTCATCAACCTCGACACCCTCATAATAATATCGACTTCCTCTTTTTTCAATCGTAGCTTTCGTCATTATAACTTACCTCATTGTAAATGTCAATCAAAGTTTCATCATCATATCCAGATAAACTTTCATCTACATTTTTATCAAGTATAACATACTCATCAAAAATGTCAAGTTGTTTTTTATTTTTATTTGGTTTCATATTATCCTACCTTTGTTTTAGTTTTAGTTTCATTACATATATCATGCAACCATATCCCAACACCTATTGGATTAGCTTCACACAATTCTATTGTCTCATCAACAGTCAGTCCGATAAGGTGTTTATCTTGTACCTCATTACCTTTATCGTACATATCCATGTGAAAAGATATATCATCATCATAGTAGCTATCATCATATAGATAATCATCTCGTTGATACTTACCATAATTAGATACATTACCCCAATTATCATAGTTAGATAACCAACCAGATTTTTTAGGTGCAACCTTTGTACCCTTGTCAATGTCATAATCAAAACCAACACCTCGACTGATTGAATAGGTATTGGATACCCAACCAATAGACTTGACATCTTTGCCCTCATCTTGATTGATGATAGTAAACTCTTGTGTCTTACTATCGAGAAACAATAACTTGTCCGAGCCTATCAATTCCTCAAGAGACTCAACCCACTCAGCATTGTATAATAGATTAGGATTGTTTTCAAGTTGAGGTCTGATAACCCACTTGATAAATTGGTGAGTATCGGATTTGTCTTTGTCAATAATTGGTGTAGGCAATCTTGCCCCATTGTGCATGACAAATAAATCTCTATCACTACCATTGACACCCTTTGTTAAGACTTTGAATGGGTGCGATAAACTTCTCTTGGTATCACCAACAGTAGTAAATCTGAAATGCAACCCCATACTGATATCAAGATGACTGTACTTTGACCACATCTTTTTGATATCATCAAAAGTTTTTGGTACTATCTTGTGAGTATGTATCTTGCCTTTGTTGTAAAACATAATTCCAAAACCATTAGAATTATTCTCGTATGCACACTCCATCAAATTCAAATCAAGTGTACTTGGATTTTTAGCTTGTATAATTAAACACATATTTTTATTCCTTCCTTTGTTATATTAAAGTTAAAGTTTATTGATTACTAACACTCTCGAATTGTTGGGTTATACTTCTGTTAGGATTACCCACAACATAACCATTAGTAATTAACCATGCCCAGAATGTAGGATAATTCGCTCTTACATCTGGTTTTTTCATGTATCTCATGAAGTCTTTATAAGATACACTATTCATAGAAGATTGTTTTAAGAAGTGAACAAATGCGTCAGTAAATTCTATTACCCTCATCAGTCCATTCTCACTTACATTACTTCTAAAAATTCTTAGCTCGACTGTATTTCTGTTGCTCGTATTGACAGCTTGGTATCTATCATCATCACGATAAGAGCCATCTCTCAAATTTTTCTCATGTGATTTACACCACCTACCCATATTGCGACCAGCAATATCTTCAATAAATCTTTTATTCTTTTTGGCATTTACGAATACTAACATCTTACCAATTTGTAGTGGTGTCAATGCTCGTCTACTGATATGTAAGTGAATACCTGCACACCCTGTATTCCAACCCTTTACATAGGTATTACCATTCTCATCTAGCCAATAATCACTATGGAATAATTTTTGTAATCTATCTTTTAAGAATTCGAATGAACTAGGTGCTGAGCAAATCTCAAAGCCACCATTACCCTCATCAAGTGAGCCGTCTTTTTTACACATAAACCAATCATTTTCATTGGTTAAGACTTGAGGAAAATCATCTGGCATACTATTTCTCGCCATAACTTCCCACTCCAAACCATACCAAGTGTCTTTACTTCTCGATAAATCGGTGTTTACATTCTCACTTGGTAGATATTTAGGTGATATCTCATCTTCCACTCTTGATGAATAGTTGGAACAATATCTCTCATGTTCATAACAACAATCTTCATCTTCATCATGGTACTCTTCATTTTCCTCTTCATATCTATTATTACATTCATGGCAATAACCCTCGCCATAATAATCACCCTCATCACAATAATCATCACACCCCTCACAATAGCAATACTCTTCACTATACATCACTTCATAAAACCAATCTTCAATAGCTTGAAATTTTCTATGTATATGATTAGCTAATCTACTCTCACAATCGTTAGTAAGAGTACTTCTCTCAAAAGTATATTGATTAACTCTATTTGTTAAAAGATTTTTAAGATTTCTCATCTGGTGTATGTTATCCCAAAAACCATTCTCATATATATCTTGATAGTCAATACTATCTTCAATGCCATCGACCTTTCTAAGATGATACACTTTCAATATAGTAGC